AGGAAGGATGCTAGACATGCAAGCTGTACCAGCTGTTATCGTTCCATCTCCAAAAGAAAGTGTAGGAAGTGCTGTAGCACACACAGTAACGTCAGTCTGTACGTTTACAGTTACGTTCCTAGTTATCGAGTCACAGTCGGTTATTGAGAATATACTGCCCTTTGTGCCTCCATTCAGCACGTAGTTATTGCAATTTGATACCACCTCCCAGCTAGTAGGGTTATTTGTAGAACTAAATATTAAGTTGACGAATCTGTTCTGAGTTATGTTAATATCTTGTTGATCTATTACTGGTATAGCAACCTCTGGACAGTCGCACTCTCCGTACAATATACATAAGCCATCTGCGTTAACAACAACAAACTTACCGCCTGATACGGGTGGCGTTGCAGAGTAAGTGTCACTAATTAAGTGGTACGAACTAGTGCCATCAAATAATATGCTTCCGTCAGCAACTGTGAATATTCTGTCCCCTACTGTTGGTGTCAGTCCTATACCGTCGTGGTAGTAGTTAGTTGTAGGTGCTTGAGCACACACGTTGGCACTAGTGCCAGCAGCTATATCAAGATAGAAAGACGTCAACGTTGGGTCGACTCTAACTAAGTTCCACCCAGTAAATGTTAAAGGAGAGTATACCGTCAGAAGTCCGTCTCCAGTTGGTAGAAACTTATTAAAGTTTATTGACCCTACACCATTGTCAACTAGTCCGTCGTATGGAGACACTAGTGCTATCTCATCATCTGGGATACCTAGAGCAATAAGATCGTTGTAGTTTGTTGCGCTGTTTAGTCCAACGTATCCAGTATCTCCTACTGTGTTGTTGTTATACTTTAGTATAAACCTAGCTGGACCGTTAGTCGGGTCTACAACGTAGTCAACGGCTGCGTTACCAATATCAGACCCAAAGTCTACATCTAAACGTTTTGTAGACGCAACTCCAGAATAACTTGCAGTCCCACCGTCAAGGCTATCTGTGTAATCCCATATTAGGTATAGGTACTCGTAGTCGTTAGGATTGTTAAATACAAACGTTCCTATATATATATTTCCCAATGTAGTACCTGAGTAAGTACCTATTAATGGATCCTCTACGTTATCAAGTAGGGTATCTAGCACATCATCTTGAAGGTATGAATACAAGGTTAATGCTATGGGGGTAGATAAAGATATTATTAGGTCTTTATCTGTGTTGTTATATATTACGTCAGTTACTAGGTAGTAAGCCTTATTATTCAAACTAGGCTGTAGATCCTTTATATTTGGATCGCTATTTACATTTCCAGAGTATATAGTAACATTATCACCATCAGACGGCATGAAGTCTATTCCTCCAATCCCCGTTAATGAGTCGAATAATGACAATCCATTATTATTTATGTTAACATTATCAAATGTCAACCCACTTCCTCCAGCAGTACTAAATCCTTGGCTTGTATTCATATTTTATTGTTTAATTCCTTCACTATTATTACGAACTACAGCAACTACTCTTATTTTTTTACCACTTCCTTGCGTTAAGATAAAGTCTTTATAAAATCCGTCACAGTAAGTTACACGTACTATCATAGACCTTGTGACTCCAGTATTAGCTTGTTGTACTCCGTATATGTCTTGTGAGCCAGAACCTACTGGAGTTGTTATCGTCAGCCATGAAGTTCCAAACCCATTGTCAACTTTTGTTATTGACCAAGATGAGCTATAGATGATTGTGAATAACTCTCCAATGGCTGGATCTTTTGTAACTGATAAGCTATACCTGCTAAGATGTAATGTTTCACAACTAAGAACACTTATATCATTAGCAGCTAGTACGTACTTGCGTGTGTACGGGTCGTACCCTCCTAACTTTTGAGTGTTAGGATTTTCCATCATATTTTTTCTAAAGTATCCAGTCATACCTATAGATGAGATAGGTATAATTTGATTGCCCTTAGTTTCATATGAACCCATAAGAAGCACAGCTCCTCTCCTAGCGTCTGTCCAATATACGTCATCTCCCCACTCAGCAAACGACTCTGGGTTGTTGCTTATCCCGTAGTCTCCTGGATACGCTACTTGTGTACCTAATACCTGAGGGATAGATGCAACTTGGCTACCGCCTACTGCGTCGTACAGTAAATTCTTCTCGTACTTAACATTAGATATCTTGTTCTCTTGGAATACCAGTAGGTCGGTATCTCTAGCGTATATCTTCTGTATTGAACCAAACTCACTGTGCAGGTACTTGAAGTTAGCTATAGATAAGTTAAACTCATTGAGTCTATCAATACCAGTATTTTGACCGTATATTCCACTGTAACATATTGCATTGAAGCTGTGTCGCTCCTTGTAGTCATCAACAATAGCGTTAACCCTTGGGCTGTACTGTAGTTCAGTTGCGTTGAAGTCATCGTATATCCTATCTGACTCTAGACCGTTACCAAAGCACCACCCGTTGAACGTTGAGTTGACGGTGTTAGGGTTATTTATCTTAATAACAGCTGGCTGTGATGTAAAGTTCAACTGGTTGACGTCAATTTCACTGAACGACACCTTACCTGGGATTGCTAATCCAATACCTGGGAATGATAAATCAATAACTATGTTATACGCATCTGGTATGTAAGTTATCGCATACATATTAGTAAGGGCATGGTTTGGATTATTATTCCATAGCACATATACCATATCTCCAACAGTGAACCAATGCTCCATGTCTGATGATGTTATAGCAGACCCTGGGTTTAGTTGTCCTAGGTTTGTCTTTCCTGACGCATAGGTCGGTGCTGTATAGTCTAGGTACGACCACACCACAACGTGCTTACCATTTACAATTGGATACGTGTGAGCCGTCTCGTGGTACAAGTCAAGTGGCGACTCCTTTGCAACTGTCTCACAAAGTGTAGCTGTATCAGACTGTGTAATTTGGAATGATACTTGGAACTTACTCTGGTTATTATTATGTCCATCATAAAGATTTGCAGCGACACTATTATTTGGTCCTGGATTTGTAGGCATACTAGACACAATACACATCCTTACTGGACCTGGATATGAAGATGATGTAGTAATTACATTATTTTCATAATCTGAATTCGATCCAGTAATAAACACATAACTATGACCTCTTCTAAATCTAACCTGAGATCCATATATTTCAGTTCCAGTAACATCAATATAAGAAAAATGATTTCTTGCTCCAGACTCGTACCACCACTCTTCAATATTATCATACATAGAACTAGATGGAGTAAATTGCTGTAGTCCTTGAACTGAATTATTTGGATTGAATGAATCCTCTACTACTCGCATAGTAATAACAGCATTAGGAAATATTTTTCTATCTACTTCAAAAGTTGATGGAGACCAATATTGCCCAGGTACTATAGCTATAGGATGATCTAAAGAATTTAATATTGGAGTAGTTGCTCTGCAATTAAAAACCCATTTATCTCCAACAGTGTATGCTGATTGCATAAATTTAATGTAAAAATAATATCCTGGATTAGCAGTTCCTAGATATGTTATTGGCTGATTAGATGCTATTTCGTGATCATTATTTGCATAAATATTAAGACCAACTGGATTTTTAAATACTGAATATGTAGTAGAAGAAGTTATTACTATGGATATTCTTTCATCATTATAATTTGGGGATTCAGGTGTAAAAAACGGATTTGCTGGATCAATTATTATGCCATTACTATTTCCAGTACCATAATATATTGGAATATCTATATATGTTTGATTAGCAACTGGGGGATATTGCTCTTTTGTCTCTCCAATCCATAGAACCCTAGATACTCCAACACCAGTCCATGTATAATTAAACTGATTAGCATTAGTAATTTCTGTTAAAGTATCTACTTTTATTTTAAAGTAAAGACCAGCAGCCTCGCTTCCAAGGTTTCCTAAGAAGTCAGATGATTGACTCTTTAGCTCAAGTATCTTGTACTGCTTGTTTGAGTATGTAGGTCCTCCAGTTGTTGATTTAAATATAACGTACCCACCAACTGCAAACTTATCCCTATCAGACTCAGCTATTAAAAAGTATCTATAAAGACCATCTACATAATATAGAATTGGAAATATGTTGTAGTACTCCTTCTTGTTCTGCTTAATAAGCAGTCGATAGCTAGATGCCCACACTGGTGGCTGGTTGTACACGCTAGCTACAAGGCTGTTAGCTGTGTCTGACTGTGTAGCAGGAATATATACAGTATTGTTTGATGTATTGTTTGTGTTTGCGCTAGTAAAGTATGCCGACGTAAGAGCAGTTGTGTGCCTACCATAGTCGTCTAAATACTCAATAGCAATCTCGTAGTCTCTGTCTGATCTAAATGTAGACTTAGGAGCTTCTGAACTAACTGCCTCAGATGCAGATATTAAGTTTATCTTAATGTTTATAGGGTCGTTGTTTTGATTTACAACGTTATAGAACTGTGTGTAGTTGCCATACATCAGCCTGCTTCCAACATAGTCTTGAGCCTTAGCATGAAGTGGTACGTTGTCAAACGTTCTAGTAAGTTGGTCAGATGTAAGTATAGTGTATGTTTTGTTGTTGTTAAACGTCAGTGTCTTGTGTAAGCCATCTCCGAATGCGAGCTTCTTCTTATTGAACGTCTCAACAACGCTGATGTTAGAACTCATCTCGTCGTGCATGAGCACTTGTATATCTGTGACGTTACGTTTCCCAGTGTTAAATGTTATGTCAACAGTGTTAAACTTATTGATCATAGCCTTGTTATGTCCAGATGCGTAGTCGTACACGTATGCCTTCGGGCTGAATGACACAGCCGATAACGGAGACATCGCACTGTACTGACCGTCTATATACTTGTAACGATAAGAGAACGATAAGAACTTCTCAGATATATTGTTTGCTTGTGTTGTCGTGTCATTAAACAACCTAAGTGTCGGAGGATTTAACGGTGGGGCGATTATTACGCTTATGTCGTCTGCAATTCGTGCGTCATCTATAGCGTAACCCTTTGCTCTTGATATGTTTATCTTCCTAGGTGGGTTAAGGTCGTCCGTCCAGTATAAGAACCCGTTTATGTAGTTTATACCAGTTATGATATAGTTCCCGTTAAAATTTAACGTATCGTCTGTACAAGCTAGTACCCTAGTAGTAATTCCAGTAATCTCGTTATATTCAAGCACCGCATCAAAGTCCCCAGTTATTATCCAGTAGATAAGGTTTTCTGTCTCGTACTTAACAGCTCCGATAGTCTTTGCGTTTATGCTACCTACACCAAAAAGTGCAGGTAGGTCAGTCTTAATAGTATTACCTAACGAATTACGAGCAGACCCAACATTAGAGTTTTCGTCTGTGTCCACGTCAATATTTAAGGCGTTACGGTAAACACCCTCTTGGATTAATCTCTCATCGAGATCCTTGTCCATTTTACCTCCTACAAAAACGTTTGTAATGTCTGCCATATTATTTTAATTGTCTGCTCTGACCACGAAGGCTCATGAGTAATCTTGATGGGTGCATGTCGCTAAGTCTTAGCTTTGCGTTTCTAAATTCTGCCTGCTTCTCGTCACGTGCCAACTTTCTGTCGTACACTGGGATATTAACCTTACCATTAAGTATCTTCCACTTGATGTATCTGTTTACGAACTCCTCAGCGAACTTGTGGACGTTAATGTTAGCATCAACTCCGTTTGCCATTCCGTCAGATATATACTCTAGGACAACCAATTGGTTAGCTATTCCAGATGAGAAGTCTATAACGCCATTATTTATTCTAAAGGACGGTCCTGCGAACATATCTCTAGTGTCTGCACCATATCTAGCACCGATGCTGTAACCGAAGTACCAGCAGTCGTCTATGAACCATCCCATGCACCCGTTGTATATCCCAGTTCCGTTGTACTGTGTCTGGTTAACTCTAGATAAGTCAAGGTTAGATGTCCCAATTAGAACGTTTCCATCTAAGTCGAACAACAAGTTCAAGTTGTTATCTTGCAAGTAACCTAACGCTGTGTTAGCCATCCTATTCTCATACAACGGTCTGAGTGTTCCTCCAACGTTAATTGAGATGCGTATGTAGTTGACGTAGTCTGACGGTAGGATAAACTTTAAGTCGTCCCCAACCTCTAGCTCAATAGAGTTAACTGGCTTCACCTTAGAGTCAAAGTTCAGTAACTTGATAGCCTCCTTAGCGTAGAAGATAATCTCGTGTCTTCTTACGTTGTTTATCTGCTTATCGTTTCCGACGTACATTATCATGAAGTTGTTTACTATGTCAGATAACGTAGTGTACTGGTATGACCCATAGTTCGCTGGATCTGAGTAGTACTGGTATGGAGTAATTGGCATCTGTTATTGTTTATCTTGTTTATCTTGAACCTCCTCAGATGACGCTGCCTGAGCAATGTCTGCCTCTCTAATTGATATCCCAGCGTACTGAAGTATCTTCACAACTAGCTTAGGCTCGTCCGCTATTGGTAACTCAAAGTCTTGGTAATCATTAGCTCCTTGGTCAAATATTGGCGCACCGTCTATAAGTGATACCCACGTCCACTTAGGATCAACTGGGGTTCTTAAGTAGTCTAACTTTATTCCACTAACTATAGTTAAAGGGTAAACCTTTATAGAGTTATTATTCTGTGTGTACACTGGATACGCTGTAGTAGGACTAGTCATGTTAGACGTTAGTAAGTTCAAGATATTACTAGGAGCCTTGTCAACCTCTACTGCGTCGTTGTATATTACCGTCTGTGTTAAATATAAGTCAGACGGAAGTGGGAACTGTGAGACTACATATGTGAGTGATAACGGGTCTGGTCTGAATAAATCTAGTACCTCCTCTGCCTTTCTAACTATG